AAAGAACTAAGTTTTTTCACAATTGCCTGTCCACATCTTCAAACGAGATAATTATATACGTACTTTCAAAGGAGATACGTATATGACAGATACAGTACAACAACCACAACAAGATAGCACAGATTTGACTATTAACGATTTGAACTCGTTAAAAGTAATTATCGATATTGCTAGTTCACGTGGTGCATTCAAACCAAACGAAATGGTAGCAGTTGGACAAACTTATACCAAACTAGAAACATTCTTGAATACAGTTGCTAAACAGCAACAAGCTCAAGCACCGGCTCAAGCGCCAGCTCAAACACCAGCCGATCAAGCAGTTGCAAATACTGTAGCAGGAGTATAATACTATGGCTGAACTTAAACACATCGGCCGCGTTATTGCCACTAACAAAAAATGTGTAGTGGCATATCGCACGTTGCCAGGGGATGCTTACTATTGTTTGATTGTCCCAACAGAAAACTTGCCTGACATTTACCATGACTCTTTGATTAATCTAGTCGAGAGTAGTGCTGGACAAGATGCTTATGAATTTGCAGAAGCGTTGGATCGTAGTCGATTCCCAGATGGTTCAAATATGTTACGTTGGCTACATGGTAATAACAGACTAATTAAAATTGGTACTAGTGCTGTTGAAATGACTCCAACTACTGGATTTTCGATTGTGCTTTCAGAACTAAATCAAATCATTGCTGAACAGCGTGGTTTATCAGTTGACGATTTAGCATTGAAATCAAGTCTTGATCCTAAAGATAATGCTAATGCCAAGGTTGCCGAAAATCAGCTTGTTAAAACTACAGAAACTGCTAAGAAGCCTGAAGCTAAACCAACAGCCGAAGTTGTTAATGCCGAACCAGCAGTCGATGCAACACCAGAAGATCAAGCAAAATTTTTCCGTAGTCAAGCAGATAAGCTAGCTAAACAAGCCGCAGAAATGCGCCGTAAAGCAGAAGAATTGTCACCTACTAAGAAAAAAACAATAGTTAAATGACCAAATCGGGAAGACCACTTCCCAAGGACGTCATAGAACATTGGCCTGAAGTATTCGGTGAAGTACACTTAAACGTGTTACCTCTAGGGTATCTCCATACCGTTTTGGTCAATTTTAAAGATGGTAAAACTTGGGAAATAAAAATAACAGCAAAAACCAAGCGTGAGGGTTGGAAGTCTTTTGAAAAGAATCTTGGAAAACTTTGTAGAACATACGAAGAAAGAATCGACAACATAGACTTCAAACTCGACACAGAACGAGTCAAAAAAGATATTGAAAAAGAGACTCAAAAATTTTTAAAGAGAAAGAAGTTATAGATGAATGTCCGATTACTCAGTTTCAGCCAGCCAACACAAGAATTTGCTTCTATGGGCATTGATGATGCGCAGGAACTTATCGCATATTGCGCCCGTGTGTCCAATCCTTCCAACCAACTTAACACTGAAACATCAGAAAAGCTCATCAAATATCTCATCAAACACAAGCACTGGAGCCCACTTGAAATGGTCAGCGCCTGCATTGAAATCACAACAACAAGAGATATTGCAAGACAAATACTCAGACACAGAAGTTTCAGTTTCCAAGAATTTAGCCAACGCTACGCGGATCCAACGAAAGATTTATCATTCGTATATCGCGATGCACGAAGACAGGATCTTAAAAATAGACAGAACAGCATAGATTTGGATCTAACAAACGATGCTGATCGTTTCCTTGCCGCTGGTTGGGAAAACATTCAAAAAGGCGTTATTGAAAAATGCCGCGAAGCATATGAATGGGCTATTGTAAATGGCATTGCTAAAGAGCAAGCCCGTGCTGTATTGCCTGAAGGATTAATCGAAAGTAGAATTTATATGAATGGTACACTACGCAGTTGGGTACATTTTATCGAACTACGTAGTGCTAATGGTACACAAAAAGAGCATCAAGAAGTTGCTATTGCTTGTGCAAAAGTTATAGCTGAGATTTTTCCTCTTGCCAACGATTTAGTAGCCAATTAAAATCATTAATCTTAGCAAGTGCCTCCTTATCGGAGGCATTTTTTTCACCGTATTGTTTGCCTTGAATAGCACCCATATATGCATAACTACCGTGTTCTGCATTGGTATTTAATTGGCACCAGACGTGTAATCTAGCTAACGATTCCTCATTATTAATCACTGCCAGTTTACAGCATTCTCTAAATGCACTACGCCAAGTACTAAATGGATCTGTATTAAAGGCTGTAATGTTGCTTATCTTATCTATTGCTTTAAATTTACTACTGATATTTGTAGTCATATCTACAGTATCTGTATTCATATTCATTGTAAGAAATTTTGGTAATAGTTTAACTCCGCCATAACCATATGTTAAGCTATTAATAGGATTAATACTACGCCAAACATGGACTACGTCTAAGTCCCATTCGCTTACTTCATAATCAAAATTAAAATCATTTAGTATAACTGCATCGGCATCTACGACCCAAAACATTTTAGTCATGGCTTTCTTTGCGGCCGCAATATGAGCTTGATGAATTCCTTTAACACCGTGTACACGCTTTGCTAAAGGAAATCGTTCTTTTAAACTAGCAAAGTTTTCATCTGCATTTTCTTCATCATATGAAATAAAGATAATATCGTACATTATTTGCGTCTTCCAATAATACGTGGAGTATTAAGATATACAGTTTTAAAGAATTTACTACCTGCACCATCTAAATTAGCAATTTCTAAACTACCTTGTTTAGCAAGTTCTTTTCCTAAGAAGTTAATATACTTTGACATTTCTTCTGGCTCTGCTTGCTCGTGTGTAGTGTTCCAGTATTCTGTTAACCATTCAAAATCACGAACTTGGCTGTAGTCCCAATCTGTAAACATAGTTTTATAACAGCCTTCTCTTGCACCCATTATACTCCAAATTCCGTTTTCTACGTCGGCACCTACTGAACACCATACAAGTAATCTATGATAGTTTTGCCACCAAATCTTTTTAAGGTCATTTACCTTATTGCCTTGATCCAATGACATTTTTACGCCTTCACGGAATCCTGCTCTCCATGCTTGGAACGGAGTAGCGTTAGTAAAGCTCTCGCTATAACTAGTATTAAATTGATAGTAGCGATTATCAAAACAAAATTCTACACGACCTTTTGCATCATTAGGATCTGCATTTTCATGTGTCTTCATTTCGTTAACAAACTTACGTGTCCATAATTTAAGTCCACCATTACCGTACATAAGTCCGTTAACGTGTACTTTGCCACACCAGCTAAAAACATTTTCTGGAGTACATCGTATTTCTTCTAAATCTATCTCTACATTTAAAAAATCTGGATCAACAATATTGTCAGCATCGACTGTAACAAAGTATTCAGTTTCACTTAATGCGGCACAGGCTTTATGCGCGGCATCACTGCCTTTAACTCCATGTACACGTTTAGCCCAAGGCACCTTAGTACACAAATCAGCATAATTCTTTTCAGCGTTGGGCTCATCATAACTAAGAAAGATGATGTCTTGTTCGATAATTTTAATTTTATCCATTTTTAATTAATCCGTAACTTTGAAAGTATATCCTTGATGATATGGATATCTTGTCTATTTGATTTTCTATTTTGCTTGCAAAAGGAACTATTATCTTTTCCTGTTCCATCAAATCTTTAACATCAATTAGTATGCTTCTGATTAGAAAATCAAAATCATTTTTAAGCATTACAAAAAATATAGTATTATTAGTTATACTATCAGCAAGCCTTGTTTTGGCTTTTTCAGTTAATCTAAAACACCAATTTTTTTCATTTGCATTCCACTCGACAATTAATTCTGTATTTTTATTAGGAGGATTTTTAATCCACTGAAAAACACTATTTCTAAATCCGTACAATTGGTTTGTTATTTGCATTAATGTTAACTCTGTTTTTCCATTAATGCCTTTAGAATATCCTATTATATAATCCCTAGTGTACTTTTCTTTTTTCATAAATGCGTCATATTCTTCCGCAGATATTTCAAATGCACATTTTTCTGTAGGGGATTTTTGATTAGAAATATGTGTTATAACTCCCGACTTTTTATCGTAAATCAAATAGTATTTTTGTGGAGGAGTAAATTTAAATCTTGCCATTTATTTCCTCCAACTGTTCAATTAGTTCTGTTGTCATGAAATCTTTTTCAACATAGTGAAATACACCCTGTTGTTTTATATTACCGACAATTAAATCTCCACGTTCATTTAAAACAAACGGTACAATATCTTGCCAGCTATCGACACCAACTGGCCAATCTTGCAAAGGAACTTTCATATGCACAAATCTCATAGGATTTAATACATCTAATGCTTCTTGATGTATGCCCATAATTTCGATAGCAATTGCCGAAGCAAGATCCATACTTAACCATTTTTGATAATAATTAGGGGCAAAAATGTCATAGCATCCTTCCCAGTTATTACAAATAAATTCTAGTACTTTATAAAAATTATATGCTGTATCCGATTTTTTAAAGTAGTGTAATGCAAAGTATAGGTTTGATAACTTGTTAGCAATAAATGTTTTTCTATGAAATTTATCAACAGGAATATGTTCTTGTTTGTAATTAGTAATATATGAACAGAATTTGATGTCAAAATTGCCGCAATATTTCCACCAGTCACTTATATCTTCTAACATTAGCATGTCTGCATCTAGTACTATTGTTTCATGGTATGGAGATACGTGATATAATTTCCAGCGGTGCTCGGCCGCAAATTGATTGCTTGCTGTATTTTCAAACCAAGGAATAGGAATGATTTGATCAAATGCTTTTCGATATTTTTTAGAAACAGCACTATTGGTAACCAGAGAAACATCCTTTACTTCAGTTTGACTATTTTTAATACTTAATGCCAATGCATAGGCTTGTTGAATATAATCAACTGTATCTGTATTTTGTGCAAAAATTAAAAATCCTTTAGACACCATAGCCTCCATCGATATAACGATTTAAACTAAATTTGTTCATAACATGCACATCTAACCCTGTGGTTTTTATTGCAGTATATTCTCCTAAATGATTTTTCTTTTCTACTAAAAATTTCATTTTGTTGCCATCAGTACTAATCAATATATCTTTGTCCGATGTATAAATCATTTTACCAGGCAATTCTACAGTAAATTCACCTTCTGTTTTTCCATTAAAGATATGTATTGCAATACTAAATGCTGTATCATTTCTAAATGCAGGAGCATCAATAGTATAAAGGGTTCTAAAATAAATCCAATTTACCTTAATATATTCTATGAGGTCAAAGAAAGATTGCATCAAAGGCGTTTTATCAAATATAAAAACTGTTGCCCAGTAAAATGGGATACTAAAAGGATTTATACGTTTAAATGCATTGAGTTCTCGTTCTGAAACTAAATCAAAACTGTTTCTGTAAATTTGAAATTCGTATTGATTATATAATGCAGGTTTAAGTACACTAGAATTTAAAATGTAATCAGTATCCATAACAAGTGTTCTATCGTATGGTGTTAAATCATAAACACTACTACGAGAAAAGTTTTTCCATTCTGCAGTTATTCCTGTGAGAGATCCGTCATGGAATCTTCTGTGTTGTGCAGGACCCGATTCTTCTAATTGTATAACTTTATCAAATCCGTGATCGGGGAAATTAGCCTGCAACCATTTATGGTCATCCGTTATTAGACTAACTGGAATATCTAGATATTGTTTAATTCTACTTGCGGCAAAAATTGCCATCTTAATATAATCAATACTAGAATTATTTTGTGCAATAAGCACCGCACCTATTGTCATAGCTCGACTATATCCGCAATCTTTCTTTTGCGTTTTAAATCATTATACTTTACAGCATAGTCGTTCGTAGATTCAAAATATATAAAAGAAATATCATCTAAAAACTTTTGAACATCTCCAATAAGAACTGGAAAGTTATTAACATCTATAAATGCCACATCGTTAGTATAACCTAAATCTATGACTGTTTTAGTAAAGCTGATTAAATCTGGTGTGATTTTGAATGTTGCACCGTTGGTATAATACACCAATTTCTGGTTGTATTCTTCTAAAATAATTCTTCTTTGATTTGAAAGTGTAGCAGTATAATTTGCAACTGCAAACGCTTTTTCAATTCTTTCATCCATAAGAAACTCCGTAGTGTACTATGATACACTACAGTAGTTAGCTTGTCAAGTAATTAGAGAGAAGTTATTTGGCCAATTGCTGGCAAATAATTGTATAAATTGGACACTGGTGCCATTGTTACATAGTTACCGGATGCATACGAAATATTAACTTCGCTTGCTACTGTACCTGTAACATCTTCGTCAATGTCGTAAGGATTGACTGTTGTCTTGTAGAAATCTTCTGTACCTGCCGCTTGGAATGTTGTTCCGCTTAATGACCCGGTACTCAGGGCCACATCTGATGTAATTGGTGTAGCCGCTGTCGCATTATTATAGCTAGTAGCTAGTGTTACACTATTATTTCCAGAATTTACACTTGCAACATAATATGTCGATCCAGGAGATCCAGCTGATAATCCATTTCCGCCTGTACCTTTAAACAAAATCACAGTACCTTGAATTATGTTTGAAACACTACTTAAGAAGACAGTGTTTGAAGCACCTGTGGAGTTTGCAGTACCAGTTACTACAGGGAATCCACTTGATAAATCTTCAAACATAATTTGGAATGTAAGTTGATTTCCGGCACTATTTAGTTGTGCCCAAATTGTATATTGATTCGGTGCATATACACTAGAACCAGGAGCACCTACACTATTTGTAAAAATAGGAACTAACGGACCGCCTGCATTGTTTAAGAAATATTGCCAGCCATTGCCAGTGCCTGTTCCTGAACCTGATGGGCTAGTTCCATAATAGCTAAAAGTGACTGTTCCCATACCATTTAAAATAGTATACCAAGAATAGTTCTTAGTACCAGTTGTTGGCACTGCTCCTGCTGATGTTGGAATAGTTGGAGATATAGTGCCTGGAGAACTCATACTAGCACTAAATTGTATCGATCCGCCTGAATTGAAGAAATATTTTGCGGCTTGCGATCCAGAATATCCTGTTCCACTTGGGAATGTAACTGTAACTGTATTAGAAATAATAGGAGTATTACTTTCAGAAACATTAAAAGTACATGTTAGTGTTTCTGGTAAAGCTAAACTAGCAACTGTTTGAGTATTATTAACAGTATAAGAATAAGCCGAGAATGGTTGTAAACTTCCGGCACTACCAACTGTTTGGGCCGGTCCAGCAATAGTCCAAGTTGATCCGCCGCCGCCTGTAACTATTGTACCAGCCGCTAAATTGCCGCCGCCGCCGAACAACAACATACCCCCGCTAAGTGGCCCAGTTACACCAGAAACTGTTAAAATATTTCCAACAATATAACCAGAGAAAGTAGCAACGTTTACTGCTGTAATAACCGTTCCTGCACTTACACCAGAACCAGTGACTGTCATTCCAGCGGCAAAACTTCCGCTTGGAGTAGTAATAGTAGTCATTGTAGTTCCGCTAATATAACCACTAGCGGCTACAGATCCTGATGAAGGGTTAGTAATACTTGTGCCGCCCCATGGTCTGCTCGATCCTTGTCTTGCAGTAATAAATGGAAAGCCGCCCGATGTTGGAGTACCAATTGTTGGAGTTGCAAGTTGTCCGTTTGGAGGAATTGCATAGCACCCTGGGTATGTAATACCGTTAACTATACTACCAGATCCACTATTTGCCAATGCCGATGACATTGTTAAGTATGCAATTCTGTCTGTTTCTTTAATTTTTACACTTGAAGACGCAGTAGTTAGTGCAGGACTTGGAGTATTGTTTAACTGATGTTGATAAACGTTTGTAATATCTTGTTGTAATGCGTTCCATTGGGCTGTTGAAATAGTATTTCCAGAACTAACTGTACTACTATTCAGTATTTGACCGTAACCTGTTGAAGCTCTTCCAAGGATTGGAGATATTGTGTTATAAATTGTATTATAATCGTTAGCTAAAATTAAAGGTGTTGTACCTGTAATTGTAATTTGAGATCCACTGCTACCTGATGTTTGGCTAACACTTACTGTATATGTTCCTGTTGAACCTGCACCTGAAATTCCAGAAGTAATATATGTGTTTGCAGAAATACCGCTACCGGTAATACTCATTGGAACAAGAATAGTTCCACTTGCAACAGAACTAACTGTTAATGTTGTTCCACTAATATAACCGGTAAAAATAGCTGTCATTTGTTTTCCTCGTCTGCGATATTTATTTTTATAGAATTACACATTCAATAATATTGATATCATTGTATTGTGCATCTAATTTGTCTTCTAAGGCAATAGCAAATGGGTTATTTCCAGGTGAAGTAGTAGTCATATTTGGTGTAGCATTAATTGAAAAACCTGATCCATTTGATCCTGGATAAATTAAATCACCCTTATTAACAGGACCTTCAATTTTTACTGGAACACGACCTCTTAGAGCAACATAAACGCCGCCTTTTAACTCACTGTTCATCATATATGCTGGGTTAGTACTAATAACTCCTAGTGCATATCCATCAGTTGTACATGCAGTAATTTCTTTTTCACCGCCAACCATAACAACTGTACCAGGTGCATATTCTACATCTGGAAGATATTTTTCCGCTAAGTCAGCATAGTTAGCAGATGTTGCTGTTCCTTGGAATAAATTAGCAGATAAATTGCCATTTCCGTCACGTCCAGCGATTGTGTTTGCAGAAGCTGTCATATTAGCTTGTGCATAACCGTATCCCGGTAAATTAACTAAATTTGCCTGTGTTGCTGTTCCTACAAAAGAACTAGCATATACATTTAACCATTGATAAGACGAACTACCTAGGCTCGAAACTCCACTTTGTCCTGGAATTAAATCAGTTCCAATCAATTCCAATGGAGTAACTGTGCTTCCGTTTAGTGCAGTAGTTTGAAATAAGAATCCACCAGTACTTGTAAGAGATACAGTTGGCTGACTTACGTTAATTACATTGCCCGAGGCAATTGATAAACTCAAATTATTGTTTGCACCGACAGTAAATCCTGAAGAAAAACTTGCTTGTGTAAATGCAGAACTACTTAATGTAACATACGAGCTTGCAGGCAATCCATTTAGCATTAATGCGTTACTTGCAGTTCCTTCAAATCTGTATCCACCAGATGTAACACCATTAGTAGATGCCTGAGTATCTACTAAAGTAATACCTTGAACAATTTGATCAAATCCTGGAACTACGTTATTTGCCATTGTGAAGGAAGAATTGCTAATAATTGCAACTACAGTTCCGTTAGCAATAGCTTGAATAACTGGGTATGAATGTAAACCTGATGAATCAGTTAAACTAACTGATTGCATTTGTGTTGTACCTGCTCCTGTGACTTCTTGTGGTCCAACAAGTGTAAGTCCGCTACCGTTATAAACATAAAGCTGGTTACTTGCTGTATTAAAAAAGAAATCGCCTTGTGTTAGACCAGCTGGCTGGGCAGTACCAACTTCTGCTCCGTTGGCTTGACGGAAATAACTACCGTCCCAAAATTTTAATTTTTTATTACCACTATCATACCAAATTTGCCCAGCAAGTGGATTAGGTGGTTGGGTAGTATTTGCAAAATTTTCAAGCAACCAAACGAAATTGTCGTTTTGTGATTGGCCGTATCCTGCATAATTCTTACCAATTAGGGTAAGATCTGTGGAAGTATCAACCGTGCCGTCCGCAACTGTTGCAAGTAATGTTCCGTTATAATGGTTAATTGTATATGACATGGTGTCGCTTGTTCCTTATTTCAGTGTATTTATCATAGTTTTGCTGTTAGAAGGTTCCTAACGCTACTCGTTTCCAAGTAGCACTACCGCCAACGCCACCCGCAGTACACACATACATGTAACTAGAATCCCACGCTATTTGTCCTGTTACGCCTGCCGCTGTGCTAGATGCTGGTGTTGCTGTACTAATTCTAAATGTACCATTTACATCTAGGGTTGCTTGAGGTCTATTTCCCGAATTAAATCCGTTAATTCCAACGTTTCCAGTGTTTGAACTTACAAAAATTGAAGAACTGTTAGTACTAACAGGCAATGATATTTCAAAATCTTGACTAGAAATATTTGATGCTATTTCTAGCAATGTGGAACTTACTGTAACTTGTGATTGAGCAGAAGTTCCTAATATTAAAGGTGTTGCATTATTAATCGACAATGTCCCGCTAGTTGAGTTTTGGTAAGTGTCTGTAGATAAAAATTGTTCTGCAGATTTTAATGATCCATCTGCCGCTAGTAATTTACTAGACTGTGATGTTGGAACATTAAAATTAATACCTGCAAAAGTACTGACATTAAATCCAATATTAATTGTTCCTTGAATCGATGTAATAGTAATCGGGCTAGCCGAACTACCAACAGTTTGGCTTGTACTTAGTGTATAGGTTCCAAGTTTTCCTTGTGCAACTCCTATTCCACCTGGGCCTGTACCAAATCCAGTAATAATTGCTTTTGAAGATATACCTGCTCCAGATACTGATTGCCCTATACTAATAGTTCCAGATGTTACTGAAGTAACAGTCAATGTTGTTCCATTAGTGTATCCTGTA